AACGGTTATCGGCCCAACACTCTCACCATTACTGCCAACAGTGATAGTTCTGTTTACAGAAATTGTATTTTCATTTTCAACAATTGGTGTAGCGGCTACGCTTGAAATTGACAAAACAGTGCCTGCACCGTTTTTGTAATAAATCTTGCCGTCGGTGTAATTAAGCGCAAGTTCGCCAAGAGCCAAATTTGCCGCCAAAGGCTGTGCCGCCGCTGTGCCGCTTGAATATATTTTGATTGGTGTAAAGCCTGACTGTGCCATGTGTTTCCTTTACGTGGGGCCGTACTTACCTTCGTACTTAGGAGACTGATTATCGACTTGGGTCAATGTGCTATCAGGTCGCGGAAAACGAAGGTTGATGCGTTCGGTTTGTCGAGCGGCTTGGCGGTAGGGATCCATGTTGTCTTTACAGCCTTCGCTTACGGTGCCACAGACGCGGAGACCGGGGAAGTTCGGGTCGCTCTCCCACTCCACAAAAGCACGCTTCATCCTGCATCTACCGCAAATAGCGATAGCCAGCGATGTAAGTCCTTCGGTGTTTAGGAAAACTGGCATGCGTTACCTTGTGTAGACCGAGATATTGGGAGCCCAATAGATGGGTGAATTATCTCTCTCTTCTTGCTCCGCTTCAAGCTGATATCGAGCCGCTTGGGTCTCAAGATACTGGGTACGCGCTATGTCAACGTTGGGCAACTCCATGGACATACGGTGCGACAAATTCATCAAGACCGCCTCATACCACCGCTGAGGTATTTCCACCTCGCCATAAAGCTGTCCAACGTCCATAATTTGACGCGAATACCATACCGTTGCCTGCACAAAATTGCTACTTGGGACAGGCCAAACTTGCATTTGAGGAAGTGGAATTGTGCGGTTAAACCAAAATTGAAACGGCTGGTTGGCTGTAAATTGTTTGTTTGGCAGATTGGTGTAGTCGTCGCGGTTAAGGCGAGACATTTGAATTTCACGGCTGTCTGTACCAAAATAAAGCTCTCGCAGAGCCAAGATGGTAGTGCTAGTGGCACGCATGCGGTAGTACCCGACATAGGCACCGGGGTCGATGTCCTGCCATATCCACTGCTTATCAGTCACCAAAACCGAGGTTCCCGTGTACAGCGTCGTCCACGTTATCCCGTCCAATGAGCTTTCAAAAACGTAATTCCACGTTTGTGTGCCCCCGCCCGCCACATATGGCATAAAACCAATTGAACCAATGTAATAGGGCAGAGTAACGCCATAATCAACGGCAATGTTGCCTGCGGCTGATGTTTGCAAGCAAAAAGTGTCTATGTCCCCGTCAAAGGCGTTTGCAACAGTACCGCCAGCGGAGGAGCTATATGAGCCAGTTGGTCTAGTCATAGTCCTATACAGCACGTTCAGGGCGTCAACAGCGCCAAGCGGCAGGCTGTAGATGTACTCGTTTGCCTTGAGTCCAATAACCACCTTGCTGATACACCAATACTGGATGCCTCGGTTTATCAAGTGGCTTAGGAAGAAATACAAGGATTCTCGGGCTGACAAAACTTGCTCTGAGGTTAATTCCTCAGCCAATTTGCCGCACCGACGCGCCCCATGGTCAATCAGGGTTTGTACATCAATTACAGTGGTTCCAACGGTTCCTGAGTAAGCCATGTCTTAAAACCGTGAATTAAAATTTTTCTTTGCAGTGTTTACTTTGCAACCAGCCAAATTAATTTTTCCACCTTTAGCTTTTTTGATTGGTCTTTTCATAGACTCAGGCATTGGATATGCGGCATCAAATTCTGCCGTAGAGTCCTTCATAACATCATCCATGATTTGACCTGTTTTGGTTTTTAATCTTTCAAACGATGCCTTATCTTGTATCTCACTACCATTGATAAAATACTTTGTCTTCCCGTCTTTGCCGACAGCTTCGGAAAATTTGTAATTTTTTACAAGTGGCTCATCCATGATTTTTCCTTTACCAACCGGGACAGTTCCACCGCTTTAGCGATGCCTTGGCGCGTGGTGCGTCCCCTTTTGAATGTTCCACAACACCACTCATACGTGCGCAAAAAGAATCTTTTCGAGCGCCGCCTTTGGGCTGTGGAGCCTTTAAATTGCTTCCAGTCTCACGATTGTATTTTGCTCGACCTTTGGCTGTTAATCCAGCGCCTTTTTCAACGGGCAACTTCTCGCCTCGACCAACTGCAAGATTAACTTCTTTTTTTTTCATTTCACTTTGGCTGTCTTAGCTGATTGCTTAAAGTCTTTAGCCGTTGGAGCGCCTTCGCTACCAACTCGACGCATTTTTTCGCCTGATCCTTCAGCGATTCTTTTACGTTTTGCATTGATATTTTCATACAAGCCGCCGCCTTTCATTGTTTTTTCTTTATCAGCTTTGACAAACTCTTTGCCAACTTTTGTGGAAATGCCAACTTTTTTGGCAAACGCAGGGTTGTGCGCAACCGCCGCCATCAATTTGTGTTGAGAAGGTGATTTGCTTGGCATGATTAGTTGTACCCTTTAATCATTTCCAAAATGCACCAGTAGGTGTCACCCGAAGAAGCGTCAGCAGTGCTAAACACAATGTCACCAGTAACTCCAGCACCACCGTTGTTGGTAATGCCGCCAAAATTACTCATGTCGAGCGTCTGAGTTGCACCTGACGATGAGAGAAAGAACGGCACATCAGTTGTGGCGTCAAAAAACATTCTGACTTCCATGCCGTGATTGGCAATAAAGATTTTGGTGACCGTCACTCTTGTGCAAGTTTTGCCAGCGTTGTTTGCTGTTAGCGCAGATACATCTACCTTTAAAACCGCAGACTCACCAGTGCCGTCACTGATGTTTGTAAATTTCATAATAGCCGTGCGTTCGTTATCAACGAGCGTTTGGCTTGTGACTGCATCAGCCATATTTATCTCCAATTAGAAGCAGGGGCCGAAGCCCCCACTTGTTTTCATCACTTGAGTTTTGGCGTCTTTTGGGGACTGTTCATGGTTTCAGGATACTTTAAATTAGTGTCAGCCTTGCTTGCTCTCATTGCTGGAGCATTTTGGGCGTCGTTAATTTTTACTAGGCTTTGATTTTCTACACCGCCGCCATTTTTGTAAGTACCGCTGTGGTTCTGTTGGCGCTTGGGTTCAGGAACAGATTTGTTTCCCTCTTGCATTGCGACAGGTTTGCCTGTGTTAACAGTTCCCCCCGTCGCGAAGGCTTTTTTTGAGGTTTTGCCCCCATGCTTGAAGCCACCAGCGTTAGAGTTGGAAACACCACCAGTAGCGTAGCCACCCATCATCATGGCTTTGCCACCACTTTTCATCTTGCCCTTGCCGTCGCCTACAAAAGCGGGTTTACCGTCTTTCATGGGCATACCGCCGTCTTTGTAACCACCAGCATTAGCCTTGGCAACACCACCAGTAGCGCAAGCTTTGCCGCCCATGTTCATGGCAGAGTCTTTCATCATTTTGCCGTCAGGCATCATGTGCATACCGCCACCGCCCATCATGCCGCCTTTTTTGTAGCCACCCGCGTTAGCCATAGCTACGCCGCCAGTTGCCATCTTGCCGCCCTTTTTAAGCTCCAGCTTGGTGCCTTTGCCGCCTTTGTGCTCTTGAGCGTCGTGCTGTTTAAAGGCTTTTTTGACCATGGCCTTGTCTTGAGACTTATCAGCTTTGCCGCCCTTTTTCATGGGTGGCATATCAGAAGGCATCATAGGGGGCATCATTGCCATGTCTTTTGACTTAGGCATAGGCATAGGCATAGAACGCTTTTTAGGCATTGCAGGCTTCTTTGCCGCCATAGCCTTACGGCGTGCGGACATGGAGGGCTTGCCGGGGCTCTTGACGGGCGCATTGACCGCAGGGCGACCAACAAACGCTGGAGTCATTCCCAACATTTCCATTGCGCCACCACCAGCCATCTTCTTGTGACCGCCTTTAGCCATGCCACCTTTTTTCATTTCAACGTGACCGCCTTTTTTGAGCTTTAACTCAACTGAAGGCTCAGTGGTCTCCATCTTGACCATTGGTTTAAATTGACCCATGACTGCTCTCCTTATGCTTGTGTGACGCCAAGAGCGCCAATACGAGTTGCATTTGGGCCTGCCGCAATTGCTGGCAGGGCTATTTCCATCACAAGACGCTTGACGCCATCTGCCGCTGAGGAGGGCAAATAAGTTCCACGAACATCACCCGTTGTGGTGGTTGCTGTAGCAGTAGCGGCAACCGTCATAGTGCCAGCATCTTCAGCCAAGGTGTTGTCCCAACCAGCGCGGCAAACGTAGCCTCTATCAGTGATGCGCAATGGCGCACCCAAGATGTCGGTTGTACCTACCGCAACGGTTACCACGCTTGCGCCCGAAGAGACGACGCTGGAAATTTGGAAAAAGGCTTTTTTACCATTG